TGAACACATGAGAACAGTCAACCAAATCCTCGACGAGCTGGAAGGCATCGCCCTCGACCACCGCTTCATCCGCTCCTTCAAGCAGGGGGAAATCTCGGAGGTGGACATCAAGAAGCTCGCCGGCGACAAGTACCCCATCTGTCACGCGGACATTTCCTCGGCCACCATCGAGCGGGGCATCCTCGTCTATACGCTGGATATCCTTGTTATGGACCTCATCCTCCCCGGACAGACCGACGCGCAGGAGCAATACTCCGACACGCTGCGGACCCTCATCGACATCGTGAGCCAATACGCTCAGGTCCTCTCCGCTCAGAGCGATGTGGATAGAGATGTGACGATCGAGCTCCCGGTGGACTGCGAGTCCTTCACGGCACGCTTCGACAACCTCCTTACGGGGTGGGTGGGTACCGTCCGGCTTGTCACCTCGAATGAGCTCGACCTCTGCGCGGCCGCCTTCGCATGAAGACCCACATCACCATAGACGGAACCCGCGTCCCCATGACCAACTCCATGAAGGAGCTGGGGCGCATAGGCAAGGAGGTAAGACGACGCGCTCGGATCTCCCTCAAGGCAAGGGGAAAGGTCGTGACCGGGAAGCTCTACAACTCCATCCACTACGAGCAGGGGGTATCGAGAGATGAGAAGTCCCTGAACCTGACCTTCAGCTTCCCCGGTGCGGACTACTGGCAATACGTCGACGAGGGGGTGCGGGGTGCTATCTCCTCCTCCAAGGCCCCCAACTCTCCCTTCCGCTTTGGCTCGGGATCGGGTCCGCGAGGCGGGCTCCGTGGGTCCATCGACAAGTGGGTGGTGAAGAAGGGCATCGCCCCCAGGGGGGCAGGGGGGCAGTTCGCCGCAAGGAAGGGGATGGTCTACGCCATCTCCCGCAGCATCTATCAAACCGGAATCCGGCCGTCCTATTTCTTCACGAACGCCTACGACCGAACCCTTAAGAAGCACAACGCGAAGCTGGAGATGGCCGTAGGACAGGACATAGGAAACGCAATCGCACAACTCCTGAAAGATGGCGGCACAGTTTGAACTCATCCCCTCTACGACCAACTTCCAGAGCACGGCCGAGCCGCTCATCATCCAAGTGTCGGAGGCGGTCCTTGCGACCTACTACAAATACCGCTTCGTGTTGGTCATCAAGGATCGCAACGGGTCGGAGCTCGCAAGGCTCAAGACGCATATGTTAAGCCAAACCAACCAGGTCGCCGTCTTCGATGTCTCCCGCGTCCTCGACGACTACCTCGGGCCCAACATCGTAAACGGGAACTCTACCAGCGCAGCCATCACCACCTTGGGGCGTACCGGGTTTTCCCCTTCCAACATCGTATCGGAGAGCTACCAGCAGCAACCGGCCAAACAGTTTGAACTGGAGCTCGGACACGAGAACGCAACCGATGCGACCAGCCCGCCACAGGAAAGCCTCAACGAGGCCTCTACCACTCTATTCGCATTCCGGGACGAGTTCATCAACGACGGCCAAGCCTACGCCCGCGGAGACGGTAGCTTCCAGCCCACCACCGAGACGGACAATTTCCTCTCCTCGGCTCCCAACTTGGGGATCAATTCAAAAATCGGCGCGGCCTTCGGTACGGCCCACGAGCATCGCATCGGAATCGACCAGCCCTACGTCCTCGCATACGGTGCCCAAAGTAGCACGGCCCAATATCTCATCATCTACGGATATGAGGTTGATGGGACCGCCATCGCTACAGCCAACATCGAACTCGCAGCAAACGGCGGAGACATCACCCCCACCACCGATGCGCAAGAAATCCAATACATCGGAGTTGGACCTGCCAACCTCGAGGAGCACGCTGCGGCGACCTCGAATACGAACCTCACCAACATCATGACCAATGCGAATTTGGGAGGCTACGAGGTGTACCTTTCTACCTCTTCGGCTCCCTTGAATTCGTTCCAGGTGTGCGCCGTCCATCGCTTTACCATCGACGAGGGCTGCTCCAAATACGACCGCATCCAACTCATGTTCCTGAACCGCCACGGGGGGTGGGACTTCTTCAACTTCGACCAGAAGTCCGAGGAGAGACTGACGGCAATCGAGCGCACGTCCTACAACCGCCCACGAGGGAATTGGGATACCGTCACCACTTCCGACGATTGGACGTATGACGGATGGGAGCGCGGCGTCACCAACACCAGCGTGAGAGCCGAGAAGCAAATCCGCGTCTCCACAGACTACGTTGACGAAGGTTTCAACCTCCACCTCCGGGACATCGCAGTCTCTCGGGCCGTATTCATCGTAGACGGTGACGACCTCATCCCCGTCGTCGTGACCGATTCGGAGTACCTGTTCAAGACGTCCGTCAACGACAAGCTCATCAGCTACTCCTTCACCCTGCGCTACGCCAACCGACCCCGATTGAAGTGATCCGCCTCGTAGCCCTCGACCAGACCAATAGCGCACAGACGACCCTCGAGCTGGAGGGGTCGCCGTCTATCTCCCTGAACCTCGCAGTAGCGAAACCGGGGGAGACGATGCAGCGTCACGCGCCGTACTCGCAGACGTTCCGGCTTCCGTTCACGAACGTCAACAACCAATTCTTCGCGCACTTCTACGAGGTCACCCTCTCGGATGGAGACTTCGACCCGACACAGAAGACGGAGGTCATCATTTACGAAAGCGGTATCCCGGTCATCCGCGGGGCCATGCAGCTCCGTGCGGTGCGGCTCATGGCTCAGGTGTACGAGGTCAACGTCTTGGGCGATGTTGCAGACCTCTTCGCGGAGATGGGGAGCAAGCTCCTGGAGGCAGCCTTCCGGGATGGGAGCAACGACTACACAACAGACTTCGACTACCTCCAATCGGCGGCGAACGTACTCACGTCGCAGACCCTGACCAACGACATCACAAGCGGAGGCGTTGGGGCGGGGACTATCATTGTCCCCATCGCCGACCACGGCCTGAACGTAACCCAGCAACCCATCGTGGCCGACACCGGATACGGCCTACTCGATAGCGGGGTGTTCAATTCGAGCAACGTAAGCCCGGAGATGTTGAAGCCGGCCATACAGCTCAAGGCGCTCACGGACCGCATCATTGAGCAAGCCGGGTTCTACTACGAGTCCGACTTCTTTGATTCCGCCTTCTACGAGAGTATCTACATGACTCTCGCAAGCGATCATGAGCGTACCGTATTCAACCCTTCGCATCGGTGCCTGGCCTATCTGAATACAGCGCAGAGCATTAGCTCAGCAGGCACTACGGTCATAGGCATCAATACGGACACGGCCTTGGACGGGTTCGATGAGGACAACAACTTCAACACGACCACCTTCCAATACACGACCCCGGTAGCGGGTACATATACCTTTACCGCTCAGGCGCGCATGGCATTGGGCTCGGCTTCAGTAGGTAGCGTTCTGGCTTCCTTGTCGATAAACAGTAGCGCAGGATTCATCGCAACACAAGGAGTCGATTTGGCCTTGACCGATACGACCCAGGTCGATGTAACCGTAACCGGTACCGCACAACTCGCCGCCTCAGAGACGGTCTTCCTCGAGCTGTTCGTCTTTGGCTTACTTGGAAATACAGTAGAGGTGGATGGTATAGATGGAGGCGCCAGCGGGCCGACCTTCTTCCGATGTACCGAAGCCCCCGTTCAGGCGGTGAGCGTCCCGGCCAACCTTCCGAAGATTAAGCAGAAGGAACTATTTGCCGACCTCTGCCAACGGTTCAACCTGGTCATCGAGGCCAGCCCGGACGATCCCAAGAGGCTCATCATCGAACCCTATGCGGATTGGATTCTTGATGGAAACGATACCTATTGGACCGAGAAGCTGGACCTCGACAAGGAGCGGACCCTTATGCCCACCTCCTCCCTAAAGTCTGCGCGCATTCTGTTCTCGGACAAGGAAGCGAGCGACGTGGGCAACGTAAACCGCACGGCTACCCTGGGTCAAGTATTCGGGACGTTCGACCAAGACATCGATGACGACTTCGCAAGCGGCACGCTACAGAATACGCCGGTCTTTGCGCCCTACTTCGTGTATTCGGTCCCTACCCTCGCCGGCGATCCCGCTACCGCATTGCCGAACCTGCTCATCCACAGGTCCTACGCTACAGACGCCGCGGCAGTAAAGCCACAGACCGGACCGCCCAAGCTGTTCTTTGCGCTCGGGACGGAGACGCTGACCCAAGACATCTACATCAACGATACCGCCTTTTCGTCGTATCAGTTCTGTAGCCCGTACTCGGAGAGCCCCCGGGACGACGACACCCAAAGCCTATCGTGGAATTCTACGGACCGGACCTTCATGAACCAGCACGCCCTGCTCGGGGAACCCCCTCCGCTGGGTTTGCACAGGACGTACTGGTCGGCATACCTGGCCGACATCTATGACGAGGACGCCCGGGCTTTCGAGGCGCACTTCTACCTCACGCCATCCGACATCCGGAACCTGCGCTTCAATGACCGCTACCACATCCTCGGGGCAGCCTACAAGCTGACCGAAGTATCGGGCTATCAAATCGGCACGGGCGAGAGCACCTTGTGCAAGTTCCTGCGGGACATCGACAGGGCTACCGTGGGAGCCTGTCAGAACGTACCCTCTACTTCCAACGCCAATGGTACGGTGACCTTCTTGGACGCTTCGGGCTCCGCTGTCGCCGATCCGGGACGCATATGCTGCGAAGCCTATGGGTACTACTACGACGCTACGTCCAACACCTGCCGGTGGGATATTGACGGCCCCACCCCTCCCGGCCCAGTTCCTTCGGGCAATTTCATGAACCCCATACAAACCTTCAATGGAAACGTCCCGAGCCCGGTCTCTCCGACTGGCATTCGGACGACGACCATAGATAGGTCTTCGGGCGAGCAGGTCGCCGTGGATGTGTTCGTCTTGATGGGGCAGACGACCGACGCTACCGCTACGGCCCTGGCAAGCCCAGACGGACGGAGCATCGCAGTAGACTCCAACACTCTCGCTACGCTTACTGTCAATCTGACGTCGGTCAATGCACAGACCACCAATCGCTTCACAAGCCGATTGGAGACGTATCAGTTCCTGGTCAACGGAGACGCGGGAACGGTCACCGGAGGCGTGACGAATTGGACATCACTGACTTCCGGCTCTCCCAGCACGCGCCGCTTGAACACCTCCTTCTCGAATGGGGTGTTGAGCTTCACGGTCACCGGAGAGGCGTCCACCACAATCCAATGGGCAGCTCATATGGAGATGGTCCGCATCTACACTGAAGAGGGAGCGTGAAGGACTACTTGGACGAAATAGGCAGGGCGGTCCCCCGGGTCTTGGAGATAGCGGCCGAGTACGAGCTCCGGGGCAACCCGGACTGCCTTCTGTTATATGGTTACTATGAGTGGGGTGCCTCCTCGTGGTGGCGAAAAGTCCTACTCGGAGTACGCAATGGCGCAGGACTACGAAATCAACGTAAAGCTCACAGGAATCGATCAAGCCAAGAGCTCGGTCGATAACCTCACCGACAGCATGAACGAGGCCGGGGAGGTGTCCAATGCGGCATTCTCTCAGCTCGACTCCATCCTTGGGGGTGTACCCTCCAAGATCAAGGGCGCCGTGGGTGGGGTGAAGAACCTTGCCGGAGGCTTCAAGACGCTGCGGGCCGCCATCATCTCGACCGGTATCGGTGCGCTGGTGGTGGCGCTGGGTTCCCTTGCTACGTTCTTCACGAAAACGCAAAGGGGCGCGGAGATGCTCGAGAAGGCCCAAGCCGGACTTGGGGCTGCCTTTGCTGTCATCACTGACAAGGTCAGCGCCCTGGGGGAGGGACTCATCAACCTGTTCACCAACCCCATCGAGTCCATCAAATCCTTTGCGACTTCCATCAAGACGTTCGTCATTGATAAGGTCCAGCAACTCATCGATGGGTTCGGCGTCTTAGGCTCGGCTGTGGGGGCCCTGTTCCGCGGGGAGTTTTCCGAGGCGGCAGAACTTGCCAAGGAGGGATTCACCAAAGTCGGAGATTCTGTCCTCGCCCTTAATCCCGCTACGGCCATCCTATACCAGGTGGGGCAGGCCGCTGCCGATATTGCTCCGGCAGTAATCGAGGCCGCCAACGCCGCGGTCAAGTTGGCCGACGACTCAATTCGTCTACGAGAAGCCCAACGGGATCTGCGCGTGGAGATGGCCGAGAGCCGCAGGGACATCAAGGCCTACAACCTCATCGCCGAGGACACCACGAAAGGCTTTGACGAACGCATCGAGGCTGCACAGAAGGCTATCTCTATCGAGCAAGCACTGATGGCCGAGCGCCGACGGATTGCGGAAGAGGAGCTCCGAATCCATGAGCAGAATATGGCCCTTTCTGAATCGACGGAAGAGGATCAAGAAAAGCGCGCCGAATTGCAGGCGCGGGTGTTTGAACTCCAAACCGAATCATTGGAGATGCAGACCACGCTGAACAACAAGCTGAACACGCTTGAACAGCAGCGAACCGCAACCATCGAGGCCGAAGCCGCCAAGCGACTGGAGGCGCAACGCAAGGCCGACGAAGAGGCCACCAAGATTGCCGAGGAAGAGCAGAAGCGCCGGGAGGAATTGGAGAAGCAACACCAAGCCGCCATCGCCAACCTGAAACAGAGCGCCGTGGCTGGCACCTTCTCGGTTCTGAACAACCTCAGCCAAGCGTTCGAGAAAGACACCGAGGAAGGCCAAAAGAAAGCATTCAAGCGAAACAAGGCCCTGAGCATCGCCGAAACCCTCGTGAGCACCTATCAGGCCGCACAAAAGGCCTACGCCTCACAGCTTTCCATTCCAACGCCAGACGCGCCGATTCGCGCAAAAGTCGCGGCGGGTATCGCTGTGGCCGCTGGCCTTGCTAAGGTCGCCGCAATCAGTAGTCAGCAATTCAACGGCGGAGGCGGCGGAGGCGGCGGAGCAGCCGCGGGCGGAGGTGCCGTCGGTGGCGGAGGCGTGCAATCCGTAGGGGTGGACGTTGGGACACTCGTGCCCACCACCCAGCAAACGACACCGGAGCCTGTCCGGGCATATGTAGTATCGAACGAGATAAGCAACAAGCAAGCCCTCGACCGAGAGCTGCAAATCCAGACAACGCTATGAGGACAGTCGAGCTATTGATTGATGAGGAACAGGAGGACTTCGGCGTGGAGGCCATCTCCCTGGTCAAGTTCCCGGCCATCGAGGAGAACTTCGTCTACTTCAACAAGGAGCAGAAGCTCACCCTCGCCAAGGTCGATGAAGACAAGCAGCTCCTCA